CGAGAATAAAGCTGCCAAACTGACCAAAGTGCCAAGTATTATCGTCAACGACCGTGTAGCCAGCCGAGCGCGAAACATCAGTTAAGTCACCATCAATCGCAAGCTCGTAAATCTTTGATTTATCTGCCACAAAGACAGCAATGTTGCCGTTGGCTCTATGGGCAGATATGCCGCCAGCCGGTCGCGTATCGGTTCCTGTATTCGAGATTGGCACCAGCTTGCGGAAGGGCTCATACGCAATCACCCCCGGCGTCACATTCTTTGCCGTCTCCACCGCTGGAATGTCGGTGTAGGGCAAGTCAGGTCGCCAAGGGTCAAAAGGAACCCGAACCGTTTGCGAGGTGCGCTGCATTAGAACACCGCCTTGGGACGCATACGAAGCACCGAGCCAGAGCGGCTTTCGCGGTCAGACGATGCCTGCAAGCCTAAAACAGACTGAATAAACTGAAGCTGCCAGTGCTGGGCCATGGCTGGCTCCTCGATGTAGGCATACGCCTCAGCCAGCGCCCCAGACAGGTATATGGAGGGGTAATTATCTATTAACCAGTTTGTATCGCCGTCTGCGGATAACTCATCAAACCTCTTATAATACAAGAGCTTAATTGTGTCGCCAGAACCCTTTGGCGCAAACACAAAGTTGCTTCCCTCGATGGTGAAAAACACCGGGTCGCCATCGTCGCTTGCACCGTCGCGCCCCCAGAAGTCCTCTGGGGTGAGATACTCCACGGTATCAATGGGCGTGGCACTCACATAAAGCCTGCGCGCCTCAAGGAAGCCGGTTGGCTTTGCGGCAAGGCCGGAGCTGTCCGGGGTGAGGTCAGCACTTTGCAGCATCGCATCAATGCGAAGCGGCTCCACCTGTAGCTTGTCAGTGCCAAAGCCGTAATGCAGCTTGTCGCCAGCGATATTGATAAACTCAGGAATGCGGGCCGTCAGGTCATCCCGGTTTATCCAGTTGGCAACCGCGCTTTTAAGCTCTGCGTATGTGCTGATTGCCATTAACGAGCGCTCCTCATGCTGGCGATAACCCCCGCTGCCATTTCTGGGGTGGCGCCAGTCTCAGCGACCATGCGCATAACCTCCTCAATAACATCAGGGCTTGGGTTAAGGCCGCTATCAATGACGGCCCTCATAGCCCTCTCGGCCTGCGCTTGATCCATGGCGGAGTTGGCGGGCATTTGAGTGGCGTCAAGGGTCTGCTGATAGCTCTGAGCCGCCTGCTGACCCGGCGATGCGTTTTGTTGGCCCGGTATCTGCATCGGCGCAATGCTGTTTGGCACGCGCCGCGCCGCCATTTCCACTAGGTTGCCGCCACCTGATTGGGCATTGGGGTCGCCAAGGGCTTGCTCAAGCCCCGCAGACACTTGGCCCTCAACATAGCCGTTTGCTCGCGGCGTCCTGTAAGACTGCCCCTGCTGCTCTGGCATAGGGGCGATCTGGTCAAGGCTCGGCCACTGGTCCTGAGAGGGTGCGCGGCGTGAATTGTCTGGATTGCCCAAACCGGCCTCAGCACCCGCAGCAATTTGAGCCTCGACATCCGGGCTTGCTCGTGACCCGCCTTGCGCGGCAGGCGCGGGGGTGGAAGTCTCCTCATCTTCACCAAAGAGGCCCGCTCGCTTTTCCTCGACGCTTGGTCCGCCATCGCCATCAAGCGGGGTGCGGGCGCTGCCGACCTTTTTCTTGATGATGCGCTGGTCTTCGTTAAGGCCCCCACCGGGTAGTGCACCATCGAAGACCCGGCTGTCGAAGCCTTGGTAGAGATTGCCAAGGCCGCCCAGCATACGCTGGAGCAGGTTGCGGTTTTGGGGTTGCTTGCTGTTCGGGGGCAAGTACATGAGATAACCTCGGTTAGTTGGGTGGCGCACACCGGCAGTCCGGCCTCTCATGCACCGCGTTTATATCACACAGGGTGGCAGATAACAAACAGCGCTTTGCCATCGCCGGGGGTGATGTGCTTGTGCGGCTCTAGACCATGCTCGCGCAGCTTTTCCATCCACCACTCAGGCTTTTCAATCGTAATGTGTGCGTTGCGGCCATCGGCCAGCTTCTTGACTGCGGGCTGGCATGAGATAACCAGAAACGCCGCCTTCTTGGTCAGCGAGCGAATGTGCATCAGGACGCTATCAACGCACTCGCGCTCCACATGCTCCATAACGTCAATGCACAAAACAAGGTCATGGGGTTTAGGCAGCGTCGGGTAGGTGGCGGGGTCATAGTTGGTTACGTCCAGAACCTCTGACAGAACCGCCTTGCCGCACCCGTAGTCCAGCACGTCCTCGGCTTCGTACTCAGAGATTAGGGCGCACACGTCCTCGATATGCTCTTGAGCGCTTGTTCCCCACCCCGGCTCGGCGTGGGCTTCCTTCAAGAGCTGACGGTAGTCCGCCGTGATTACCCTCTCAGCGATGCCTTCGCCTTCAAGTTCGAGATGAGTTTTGTGATTTCCGGCTCCCATGTGCCTTCCTCCTTCTGACGGATAATGTGGTGGCCCTTGTACCAGTGCATCTTGTCTTCACCGGCCTTTGAGCTGTAGCGCCAATCAGGCCGCTTCGGGACCAGCACCGTTGCCGGGACGCCCATTGCACCAGCCATATCAACCAGAGTGGTGGTGACGGTAACGATGCCATCCAGCGCATCCACGAAGCCAGAAGCCAGTGCCAAATCTCGGTTATGGTGGCGTAGCTTTGCATCAATCAGGTTCGGAGCATCTGGGGCTTGCTCGCCGTACTCAAGCGAAAAGAATGCGATTTCGGGGCAGGCTTCGCATATCCGAACAACTTGCTCAGGGGTTAGCGAGCGCCTTGCCCATCCAGTTTCCACGGAACCCCCATTCCACGCAATACCGACCGCCATTTTATAGCCCTTGGCCTTCGTCGCCACAAAGGAGCTAGCCATGCGCTCATATTCAAGCGGGGTGCGCAGATAGGGTTTTTGGAAAAACGGAGCGCCGCCGCTTGTGTCCATGAAGTGCTTGGGCAGAGAGCCAAAGGGCAGCTTGTGGGTAATGGCGGGAAACTCATCGTGCCATGTGATGATGGGCTCTAGGCGCGTCCCCTTGACGCCAATGACTGCCGGATGGTCGCCAAACGCCTCAGCGAAAAGCGTCTCGGTCTGCGGAGCCACCTCAAGGATGGCCTTGGCACCGGCCTTGTGAGCATGATCGAGCGCGTTTCTCAATAACGTGCCAAACATAAACTCATCACCCGGCCCTTGCTCGCCATGGATAACCACAACGTCCTTGCTGCTGGCGACATTGGGGACCCACATAGCCGTAGGCCCAGCGGTATAGTCACGGGTCTTGCGCCACTTATTGCCGTATGAGCGAGCGTAAGAATTCCACGCCTTGTCCCATTCGCCAAGGTGCAGGCGCGCTAGGCCCAGCGAGTTATGGGCATCCTGAGAGGTCGGGTTGATAAGCAGGCACTTCTTGGCAACCGCAACAGCCTTGCCGTAATGGCCCAGAGCGCACAGAGCGTTAGACAGGTTCGCCAGAGGCTCCCACGCATCCGGGGCCTCATCGGCAGCGCGCTTATAGTACATGCGCGCCTTCTCGGGATACTGCTCCGCGTAGACATTGCCCAGATTGTTCCACGCCTGCCAGAGCGTCGGCTTGTGAGCAACGGCTTGGGCAAGAACGGAGGCAGCGGCGGCATTAAGGCCGAGGCGGGCCAGAGCGACGCCATACAGGTAGAGGGCATCCGGGTCATCCGGGTTTACCTCTAGGTATTTGGTGATTGCCATTGCAGCCGGTTGTGGCTGGTCCTGCTGTAGCAGATAGTCGGCGTCGATAAACGCCTTTTCAATAGACTTGTGCTGCATCGTCCCGCGTCCTCCTGACGCCTCGGCTAGATGTTGAAGTGACCCCGGCGCAGATACCGATATTCGTTGGAATTGAGTTTCCGCTTAACGGCAGGCCAATCGTTATCGTCATAGACGTTCACGCCGTCTTCAACGAGCCACTTATGGATAATTGAGTTTGGGATGGTCGCGGCGCACCAGAAGTCTTTGTCCTTCTTGTAGCCCTTGTCATCCATCGACACGAAACGCTTGTTGTCGTCCAGAATATCAAGCTGGGACGGCTGAAGCGTAAAGGTGCGCGTTTCGTCAGTCGCCTCGTCATAATCAAAATACGTGTAGGTATCTGAAGACGGGTCGATGCTCAGAAGCTCCCAATTACCGGGAGGCAACATGCTTTCGTGACCGGGAATAACGCACCTAGACATTACTTGTCCGCTGGCTTGTGGCAGTTCGCCTGAACCTGTTGCTCGGGCTCAATCGGGGCATGAACCGGGCCTGATGCCCGCTCCGCACCGGCCTTGAGCAGAACCGAGATACACTGCGGGTCGTAGAAAACGCCGATTTGGCCTTTCTGGAGCTTACCACCCCAAACACTGCCGTCAGGGCGGGCGTCGCAATAGTGGACGGGCTTTGATAGGCGACTGAAGCTAAGACGGACAGCGCCGTCCGGGCTGGTAGTTTCGATTTCCGGCTTTGGAGGCTTGGGTGAAGCAGCCGGACGAACCCTGCCTTCGCTTTTAGGGGCAGGCTTGTTCTTCGGCGGGCGACCAACGCGCTTTTTAGCTTGGACTTCCGCGCGGGACGGGCCGACCCGTGGTTCTTCATCACTCATCTCAGTTTCCTCAAAACGGTAATGGGGCCAGCGGTTAAGCCAGCCCCATCCCTTGTTTAGCTGGTGGTGAGGTCAGCAACCGCACCAGAAGCCGCTTCGTTCTTGCTGCACAGAGCAAAGTCAACACGAAGCAGACGACGCTCAGAGTGGCCCGTCTTGGAAAGTGGGGTCACGTTGAACGGCATCAGGTAGTGGATAGACCAGTAGGACATATCCAGAATAAGAGCCGTGCGGTCACGCGAGAAGCGGTCAGGCACAATCTTATGCTCACCGAAGTCCGAGATGTAGATGTCAGCGGCACCAAGGATGGTGGCCGGGGACTTCATCTGACCAGCGGTGTCACGGTACAGGGTTGCAATGCCGGAGAAGCCGGATGCGACCTGCTTGTTGAAACCACCCGTCAGAATGTACTTCGGATTGCCGCCAGCGTCCCAAATGTTGCGGATTTGGGTCTTGAGGCGGGCCTCGGTGAAGGTGATGAGGTTAGACGAGGAAGCATCGGTAGCCGCCGCCGTCAGTTGGTTGGTCGAGGACCAGCCGCCATCAGCACCGCCAGAACCACGGGTTACGTTAGTTTCAAGCCATGCCTCAACACCGGCAGTCTCAGAAGCGGTGGCGGCAGAGCCGACCACGGAGGCATAGTTACCCGTCAGGCGGGTTTCCATGTCGCGCTTCAGTTCCTTGCCGCGCTTGGCGACCTGATAGGCCAGCTCGCGCTTACGGCCAGCGGTCGTCATTTGGTTTGCACGGTCAGAAACGCGCACCACCTTGTCCATCAGCTGGGTGTAAGTACCCTGACGGACAGTCGGAGATGCGGTGTTCGCTGCTGGATCGTCACCGTCGATGGTCGCATTCGTACCATCAGCGGCAGCGAGGCTATCGGTCTGCCATTCAACCTTATAGTTCTTCGGCTTGGAGCCTTTGCGAACCATGGACATGAACGGCGTTTCAACCGGGTCAATGTTGTAGATGAAGTCCGAGAGGTCTTCTCGGATGCCGACCTGTTGGTAGGTCTGCTGTGTACCTGCTGGAACAGCCATTTTTCAGTTTCCTTATCAGAGGATATCGTTGGGTAGGTAATCCTCGAAGCTGGCAGCGATATCTTCCAGTCGTGACGAGCGGCGAACACGCTGAAGCGCATCCTTCCGCGACTTGCCCTTGGCATTGCTGTCGGTAGCCTTCGTCTGATTGGGCTTACCGGCTGGCTTTGCCGTCCGCGTCACACGCTTTGCCGGGGCTTGAGCGGCCTTGCTGCTCTTTCGAGCGGCGATGGCCTCTTTCGCCAAAACATAAAAGCGGTGGTCATAGATCGACGCGACTTCTTCGTCAGAGAACCCAAATTCACTTTGGACATCCGAGAGAAATTGCTGTCGTGTCGCCGGGTCATTCCACTCCGGCCACTTCTTTACAAGCTCGGTCCTTTGAGTGTTGCGCATCGCCTCAAGGGTTGCCTGCTGCTCCTGCTCCATTTGCTGCTTTTGCTGCTGGATGGCCTGATTAAGCGCACGGTTTTCGCCGTCCGCCTTTTGATAGGATGCAAGCTGATGCGTGTACTTGTCAGGGTCGTAGTTCGGGCTTGATGGGTCTGCCAGCGAAGGGTCAGGCGGGCTAGGCATACGCTGAGACTGGTACTGTTGAAGCTGGGTAAGCTCCTGCACCAGTTGATTGCGCACCTGATTAACCTGCTGAATATGCTGGCTTACTACGGATTGGGCTTCGTTTGTCAGACTGGTGACGCGCTGTTCAAAGTCGAGTTCACCTTTCTGCTTGGCTTCGTAAGCACTGGTAAGCTCCTCAAGCGGAACCTGCCGTTGCTCACCATCAATGGTCAGCTCAACTAGGTCTTGTTCACCCTCTGCGTTGGCCTTACCATCTGCGCCCGCGTCGTCCTCATCCTCGGAAACAGCTTCTTCGTCGGACGCTCTTTTGTCGTCCTCCACAAGCTCGTTGTCCTCAACTTTTTGCGGGTCGTCTTCTCCGCTCGCCTCATCAACGTCTTCGTTCCACGGGCGGTCGGAAACTAGGTTCTCGTCGCTAGTCTCCACATCGGGCGTCGCCTCATCCTGACCATCGAATAGGCCAAGACCAGCGCCGTCCGCGATTGCGTCGGCTGCGCTTTCGGGGCTAAACCCCGGAGAATTTTCAAGGTTGTTCGACATAGCCTGTTGCTACCTTTCAGAAGAACCGTTTGCGGGGTTTGCCGGTCAGCTCTTTGAGCTGGTTTTCGGAAAACTCCCCTTGCTCTGCCACTTTTCTCACAAAATGGCGTAGCTTGTCTAGTGTCTGTAGGGCGACCATCAACCTGTAGCGCTCCATGTCGTCCTTGGGGCCGAGGCTGGTTGCCGCGTCTACGATTTGAGACTTGGCGTTTTCAAAATACTCATCAAAGAGCGGATTGGCCTGAACCATGCGGGCCATATCGCCCTTGCGGGCAGCCTCTTTCAGCTCTTGGATGT